AGGGACTCGGTCAGGGCCTCGGTCAGGGACTCGGTCAGGGCCTCGGTCAGGGACTCGGTCAGGGACTCGGTCAGGGACTCGGTCAGGGACTCGGTCTGGGACTCGGTCGGGGACTCGGTCAGGGACTCGGTCGGGGACTCGGTCAGGGCCTCGGTCGGGGCCTCGGTCTGGGACTCGGTCAGGGACTCGGTCAGGGACTCGGTCAGGGGTCGGTGGACCAACTACTTCGGCGGCCGGCTGTGGTGTGACTGGCCAGCATTCGTCGCCTACTTCCGCGACATCGTCGAACTGAAACTCGACCAAGGAGTCTGGGACAAAGCCCGCTCCTACGAGGACGCTATGTCCGCTGGATGGTGGTGGCCGACCCGCGCGTTCGTGATGGTCTGCGACCTCCCCTCCGAACTACACATCGAATCAGCCGGTGGCCGTGACCGACTGCACTGCGAAACCGGGCCGGCCGTCAAATGGGCCGACGGATGGGGCGTGCACTCCTGGCACGGAACCCGCGTACCCGCCGACCTCATCGAAACCGGCTGGGACGTAGAGCGAATCATGGCCGAACGCAACACGGAGATCCGCAGGTGCGCGATCGAGCGGATGGGCTGGGACCAGTTCGTCATGGCCGCGGGATTGAAGCTCACCGACGAGGCACCTGACCCGGGCAACCCCGGGCAGATCCTGCGGTTGTACGACGTGCCCCGCAAGGTGCTGGATCTGCCGGTGCGGGTCCTGGTGGCGCATAACGCGACGCGTGAGCGTGACGGTCAGCGCCACACGTTCGGGTTGACGATCCCGACGGATTGCCGGACCGCGCTGGCGGCCGCCGCGTGGACTTTCGACCTCACGGAAGCCGAATACAAGAACCTCGCCCGCGCAAGCTGAGCCCGGTCGAAACACAAAGGAAGGAAACACATCATGGCAACTACAACCGAAATGATCGACGCCACCGGAGTCGATGTGATCACCGATCAGGATTTCGATATCGAAATCCCGGTCATCAAGGGTCTGCAGCGCCAGGGCGACGTGCTGATCCGGCCTGCGGCGGTACAAGCCCACACACGCGTTCCTGCCGCTGGTACTCCGGTGGTGCGCGGTGAGAACGGCGGCAACACCCACGCCATCTACGCGGCAGACGGGCCGGTGTTCTGCGACACCTTCGCACCGGGCCGTGGCGAACTTCGGGTAGCGACTCTGCAGGTCCCGGAGGGCTCCACCGCGTACATGGGCCACCCGGAGCACGGATTCCTCGGTATCGCGCCCGGCAGCTACGAGATCCGCCGGCAGCGTGAGATGGCCGAACAGATCCGCATGGTCGCCGACTAGAGATGTCCGAGGTGAAGGTTTCGCCCGGGCTGGTTGGGGATGCCAGCCCGGGCGGGGACATCGCGTGTCCGCTCGGTGAAAACCCATTCCGGCCCCGGGTTCGGTGTGTCCACCCACCCGGACACACTCACGGAGCCGTTGAAGTGGCGGAAACCCCAACGGGTGTTTGTGAACTCGATGTCCGACCTGTTCCACGCGGACATCCCCGATGGCTACACCTACGCCCCGAACTGATCCCGTGCGGATGCCCCCTCGACCCCCATCACCGGTGGAACTGCCCCGCCACACCCATCTGGGCGCAAACTATGCGGGACTTGGACATCAACCCGTGGACATGCGTCACCAACTCTCCCGCGTGGACGCCAGGAAACGCGATCCAACAACTCAAGGAGGTCACATAGACGTGGCTGGGCTGCAATGGATTCGCCTCGACTGCTCGTTTCCGGACAACGCCAAGATCATGGAGCTGGTCGACACCAACCAGCACCGCGTGGTCGTCGCGCACGTGTCAATGATGTGCCACGTCGGTAAGTCGGGCACCGACGGATTCTTCCCCGAGGCCGCGATGCGCCGCTACTCGGTGACGAAGAAGGACGCTTACACCGCAGTGGATTCGGGTCTGTGGGTGCCGGCCCCCCGCGGCTACTCGATCAACGACTGGGACGAGTACCAGGTCTCAGATGAGGCCGCGCAGAAGCGGCGTGAACGTGCCCAGAAGGGCGCTGCTGCACGGTGGGCGAACGCCCGGAATGGAGATGCCCCAAGCAATGCTTAAGCAATGCTCCAAGCAATGCCAAACAAGCAGTGCCGCAAGCACTGCCCGAAGGAATGCCACAAGCAAAGCACGTACGAACGTACTAACGAACGATTACTCACCTTTGGGAGTTAACCTCCAGTTGAGTAACGCGCGCAGGGGGGGCACACGATTTGACCAGCTAGGCGGGGTGAAATGAACGCCACAGCCGCCCGCTACGCGGCGGCCACCCCAACCGATGCCCCGACCGAACTCTGGGAAATCCTCGAAGACATCTGGCACCTGTTCGAACCCAATGAGGCCATCAGATTCGACGTAAAAAGAACCCGCTACACCCAGGACCGCCAGCCCATCTCACGCGGCCTGAGAATCCTCGTCTACAAACGCGACAACTTCTCCTGCCGCTGGTGCGGAACCCAAGCCGGACTCGAACTCGACCACATCATCCCGTGGTCCGCCGGCGGTGCCGACACACTCGATAACCTTCGCACCCTCTGCCACGGGTGCAACACGTACCGGTCCAACTTCGAGTGCCCCGCCGACCGCCTGTCTCGCCAACTTCCCAGCGGATACCAGTGCGTGAACTGCGCACCGGACATCATCGGTGACCCCGATCTGAGACCCATCTTCTGTGTCACATGCGAAGAAAAGTCATGCGGCTGGCGGAGTTCCGCAGCCGCACCCGTCGGATGGGAGGAATCAGAAGTCGCATGAGCGAAAACATCCGTGACCTATTCGGCAGCATCCGGCCGCCGACGCCCGCACCGGATTGCAGCGCCACCGCGCTAGCCATCTCAAACTGCAAGCTCTGCGATGCCCGCGGCTATAGAGGCAACCGCGTCTGCGATCACGTCGACCACTACACCGAGAACGCTCGAGGTCGCGCCGCTGCGCAGAAGGTGCTGAAGGAGATCGCGGAGCGCACCAAGCGTCCGAACCCGCCGACGCAGCACGCCCAGGACCTCGCTGCCCGTCAGCGCGCCGCGGCCCCACCCGTGCCGATGGGAGCCGACCAGTGAGCGTCGCGAATCCGTTCGACGACACGAGTCCCTTCACGCTTCTCGGCTCCCGGTTCGAGACGCCGGCGGTCATCCGCGACGGACTCAACGCGATGGTCGAGGAATGGGTGAACTCGCTGCCGGCTGACGACCCAGCGCGACTACTGTGGGCCGTCCTGCCGAAACCGCCGCAGCCCGGCGATACCCGTGACGCTGACGAGCTTGCCGCCGACCTCGCAGCATTCACGGGCGTGCTGTCGGAGTTCACACAGGAGGCGGACCAGTGAGCTACGACCCCCGCGCTTACCAACAGGACGGCATCGACGACCGGGGCAAGTTCCCGGAAGTCACCAACCGCTGGGGAACCGGGACGGTGCCATCGTTCCGCCACTGTCTCCGCTGCGGCGCGTACGTCGCCGACCCGGAGCGCCATGATCGCTGGCACGGGGTGATGGACAAATGAGCGCCGAGTCATGGGAACACCGCGGCGGGCACCGATCTCACGCGGCGGAACCAACCGCCGGGGGTGCGCAGATGAGGCTCCGCGATCACTACATCCGCAAAACCCGCCGCGGCTGGCTCGTCCAACCCGTCGACCTACGCGACGGCCAGAAACCCTCCGAGATCGTCGAGCCCTTCGCCGAGGCCGCGGCGATCGCGCTGCCGCAGACCACCTGCACAGTTCACGTGGTCGGCCAAGCCCACGACGCGGCGCTGGCCATCGCGCCAGGGGGCAGCGTTACCCGCCTCCCGGCGGTGTTGCCATGAGCATCATCGTGGGCATCGATCCGTCGCTGACTTCAGCGGGTATCGCGATCCTCCGCGACGGCCACCCCGTACTCCTCACCAGCGTGGGCCACAAGAGCACCCACGGCCGCGACTACGGGCACCGCTCGGATCGGATCGTCAGCCAGTGCCGGGCCGTCCTCGACGCCGTGTTCACACGCGAGGGCCGCTACCAGTGCCACGTTGACCTTGCCGTCATCGAAGGCCCCTCCTACGGTGACAACCTCCCGTCCAACCACGACCGCGCAGGCCTGTTCTGGGGGCTCTACAGCGCGCTGCGCGCCAAACGAGTCCCCACCGCGGTGGTAGCACCGGCCACCCGCTCAAAATGGGCCACCGGCCACGGCAGGGCCTCAAAGGCCGACGTTCTCGCCGCCGTCCGCACGTGGTGGCCCGACGTGCCGATCGCCAATCACGACGTGGCCGATTCCGCCGTGCTCGCCGCGATGGGCGCCCTCCACCACGGCGAACTCCCCTGGGAACCCCGCAACTACCAACGCAACGGACTCGACAGCGTGAACTGGCCAGAAGGAGCGCGGAAGTGACCTCAGAAAACTGCGCGAAACCGGAACACCGCCACTTCACGTGCTCCATATGCGACACACACTGCACCGCCGACCCCGACTTCACCGAAAACGACGCAAACGCCGAATACGAACGCACACACGGCAAACCATTCAACCCCGACGACGCAAGCCCCGTCTGCGACACCTGCTACACCGAAGTCCTCGCCTGGGCGCGACAACGCGGCCTCCTCCTCGGCGGACCAGGAGCCAACTAGTGACCCAATGCCAAACCTGCGCCGGCCGCGCCGAAAACTACCTATGCCCCGACTGCACCGACCAACTCGGCGACATGCTCGACCAACTCCCAACCCTCCTCGACGAACTCGACAACCGCATCCAACAACTCGACCGCATCCAACACGGCACCATCGGACGTAACCGCCGCCCCGCCGAAATGAACCCCATCGACTTCGACGCACTCGAACTCGCCCGCAAAACCCGCAAACAACTCCACCACTGGGTCACCACCATCACCCGCAACCACACCGGCCGCCAACCACCCGCACTCAACACCGTCACCACCCAAAACCTCGCACGCTGGCTCGCCAAAAACACCAACACCATCGCCTGCCAACCCTGCGCCGGCCAGCTCTACCGCGACATCGCACACCTCACCGGAACACCCGGCGTCGCCAACACCCAACGCGGCCAACTCACCACCGCCATCGACCGCATCGAAAAACACTTCGCCGGACCATGCCCCACCATCCGCGCCTACAACCAACACGGCAACCCCATCGAATGCGGCACCATCCTCTACGCCGACGACGGCGACCAAACCACCACCTGCCCAACCTGCCAACAAACCATCGACGTCAAAAAGAACCGCAGCAAAGCCGCCACCGACCGCGACCTCATGACCGAACCCCAAATCCTCGAAAAACTCGAAGTCCTCGGCGAAAAAGTCTCCCGCGTAAAGCTCTACAGCTGGATCACCACCGGCCGCCTCAAAACCCAAGGCTGGCTCGACCGCCGACGCCTCCAAATCACCACCACACGCATCTGCCGCGGCGACCCCAAGGTCTACTCATTCTCCCAAGCACGACACCTCGGCTGGAAAGACCGCAGTTAGCTGGCCGACGACACACCAGCACAACGCGTGATACTTGCAAACCCCCGCTGAACAGCGTATACACCGAACCAACGACACCCCCATGCCTGAACCCGATTCAGCGCCTGGGGGTGAAGTCATCTCAGGGCCTTTGCCCACACCCCACCAGCCGAGGGGGACCACCCATGCCCAACCCGCTCGAAACCCGAGCCGCACAACTCATCGCCGAACGCCTACCCACTGGACTGCTGCACCCCGGCGACCCCACAGCCAACCCACCCGTGCAACCCCGGCCCATCATCCTGCCCGGCATGTCGCACAACGGCATACCCGCCGAAGCCGCCGAACACTTCGCCCACGAAGCCGGCATGCCACACAGCGACGTACCCAAGCTGTTCAGCGAAGCCATCATGGCCACCATCACCACCGAGCTCGACGCCACACTCATCACCAACACCGAACTAGCGCAGCTCCGGGAACGGGCCACCGAACTCGATGCCAGCACCGGCACCAAAGCGCTCGCGGTGCAACTGCGGTGCAACACACGAGAGCCGTTCCTGCGGGTCGCCACCAACCGGGCCGTGGTGCAAGTGGACTGCGCGCAGGCCAAGGCGCAGATCGCCCACGTGTGCACGTGCGAGGCCGACGCATGAGCGTTCACCTGCACATCACCATCGACAACCACACCGTCATGGACCGCGCCATCCAAAACTTCAACACCCAACCACCCGAACTCGCCGACCTACACCTCACCGGCGCCAACAAACTCGACATCTGGCGCATGACCATCGCCAACATCATCGCCAAGACCGGACTACAGATGGAACTCGGCAAGCAGACAACAACACTCGGCCCAGCGCCCGCCAGAGTCGAGGTGACCGTGACCACCAGGCCCAACGGCGGGTGGACCGTCGACTACGAACCAAGCACTTGACCTGGGGCCAAGGCCGATACGTCTCACCCCGCGTCAAAGACCAAGTACGACGTCGAGACACAAGCTGCCAGCTGCAACGCCCCGGCTGCACCGGCACGATCGAAGAATTCCACCACCCCGACGGACTCGCCGACCAAGGCAAGCAGCGAACCTCAGTCCTTACGGCCACTGAAGTAGTCGGCGTCTGCCACTCATGCCACACGATCGAGACCAAAGCCCAGCAGGCCCGCGGCCGCCAACGTGCTCAGGCCCGCCGGCGCCGCCCACCTGAGCCCCACCCGGGCCGCCGACCGGCCGGGGGGTAGGGGGTAACCCCCAGGGGGTACCTACCCGCACCGTTCCGGATAGCAGCTTTGGACCTGCATGCGAAGTTTTCCACGTTTTTCCTGCTCAGCGAGGCGCTGGGCAACCGACGGTCCAGGAGGCCGCCATGTCCGATACCCCCACTACCCGTAGGCCGACCAGACCGCGTGATCTTGGGAAGGCCGGCGCGAAGCTTTGGCGTGAGATCGTCACGTCCGGTAGTTACGAGCTGCGCCCTGATGAGCTCAGGATTCTCGAGGATGCTTGCCGTGAGGCTGACCTGATCGACGATCTGGCGGCGGCCATGAAAACGGCGCCGAAGATGGTCCGTGGGTCGCAGGGCCAGGACGTGATTAACCCCATGATTTCGGAGCTGCGTCAGCATCGCGCGACGCTGAAGTCGCTGCTGGGTGCGCTGCAGTTGCCGGACGATACGGGTGAGACGCCGCGGTCGGTGGGCGCGCGTAAGGCGGCGCAGTCGCGGTGGAACAAGTCGGCATGATCACCGCCATCGTCGCGCAAACCAAGGAACGTGCCCGGGTTCTCGCTCACGATCTCGGGATAGAGACCCGGTGGGTGTTCGGGGCCAGGTGCGCTGATTCATTTGAAGGCCTTCGCGTCAGGCTGGTTCTTATCGACGCCGACGCGGACATACCCGCCAAGTTCATGGACACCATTCGCGCCACCGTGCTGAAGATGCCCGGTGGCGGTGGACGAGTCAGGGTCGTCACCGTTCGGCCAGACGGGCCGTAAATGGCGCGCGCCCGTTCGGCGCCGTCGCTGATCAAGCAGCACGACTACAGCCACATCATCGCGTGGTATCGGGAGACGTTGCCGAAGGTTCCGCCGCCGCCGGCGGCGCGGTGGGAGCCGATCCGGATTGGCCCGACGTGGGATTGGAACCCGCAGCGCGGCTGGCTGTTCCCGGAGCATTCGATGGGGTGGGAAACCCTCGGGTGGTGCGGTTACTGGATGCGTGACAGCCGGGGCCAGGACTGGCAGTTCACACCGGAGCAGGCCCGGTTTCTGCTTTGGTATGACGCGCTGACCGAGGCGGGCCGGCTGGTGTACCGCACGGCGGTGCTGCAGCGGATGAAGGGCTGGGGCAAGGACCCGCTGGCGTGCGGGCTCGCATGCTCGAAGGCTTTCGGGCCGACGATCTTCGACCACTGGGGCGATGATGGCTCGCCGGTTGGCCGCGAGGACCAGGCGGCGTGGGTGCAGATCACGGCGGTGTCGAAAGAGCAGACCGCGAACACGATGAAGTTGTTCCCGGTGATGATTTCGCCGGAGGCCCGGGCGCATTACGGCATTCAGATCGGCCGGGAGAACGTCTGGGGTTTGGGTGATACCCGCCAGATTCAGGCGACCAGCTCGAACTATCTGGCCTTGGAGGGCAATCGGGTCTCGCAGGCGATCCGTAACGAGCCGCAGAACTGGAATGACTCGAATCAGGGTCACGACACGGCGAGCACGATCGATGGGAACGCGACGAAGATTCCGGAGGGTCTGGGCCGGATCCTCGATATTGAGAACGCTTTCCGGCCGGGTGAGGACTCGGTGGCTGAGCGTGTTCGTGAGGCGTGGGAGCAGACACAGGCCACCGAGGACCGCGGGGCGCGGGCGGTCGAGTTCGGGATGCTGTACGACTCATTGGAGGCCCCGTCGGATGCGCCGCTGACGTTGGAGGCTGCTCCGGAGGTGCTGGAAACCGTTCGGGGTGACTCGAAATGGTTGGATAGCCCGTCGATTGTGCAGTCGATCGCGAACGGGGTGAACACGCCGAGTGAGTCTCGGCGCAAGTGGTACAACCAGATCACCGCGTCGGCGGATGCGTGGGTGTCGCCGCAGGAGTTCGATCCGGGGTTTCGGGATGAGCAGCCGGCGCCGGGCACGGCGATCGTGATGTTCGGGGATGGGTCGAAGTCGGACGATCACACGGCGGTTGTCGGGGTTCGGATTTCGGATGGTTTGACGTTCCCGGTGGGGATTTGGGTGCCGGAGAAGGTGCGTGAGGGCAAGCGTGAGATCTTGTTGCCGATCGACCGTGCGAAGGTTGACCACGAGGTGCGCGCAGCTCTCGACACCTTTGACGTGTACGGGTTCTGGTGGGATCCGTCTGACGCCCGCGACGAGGAGACGGGCGAACGGTATTGGGAACCGTACTGCGACGCATGGGCTCGCGACTATGCGATGAAGCTGCGCCGGCTCCCAGCGGTGAAGACTGGTATGCACCAACACCTCGTGACGTGGGATATGCGTAATCCGCAGCACTTGAAGGCCTTCACGGAGGCATGCGAGCGGACCTGTTCCGATATCACTGATCAGCTGCTGATGCACAACTGTCCGCAGCCTCGCGGCGGCGATAAGGGCCGCGGCCTGGGGGTGCGGATGCGTCAGCACGTGCTCAACGCGCGCCGGCGGCCGAACAAGTTCGGGGTCTCGATTGGCAAAGAGCATCGGGAGTCGCGCAAAAAGATCGACGCCGCGGTGTGCATGGTGGGCGCGCGAATGATGTGGCACTACTACACCGGTCAGACCCCGAAAGGCCGCAAGCCTGGTGATGGCTCGGTGACCACCTGGTCCTGGAGACGATGACGAGAGGGGCGACGTTTGACCGCTGTGTTACCAGCGCCGTTCTCTGCGATCTTCGCGCCGCAGGTGTCGGAGTCGGACATGTCAGAGGCTGAGCGGCGGACGATGACGCTGCTCGCCGGCCGGCTGATGGACCCGAATTACCAGACCGAGTTGAAGCTTTCCGGTCTCTACTATGACTGCCTGAACGCCGTTCCGTCGCTGGGGATTTCAGTGCCGCCCGAGCTTGAGCCCTTGCGGGGGATCCTCGGCTGGTGCACCGCGGGGGTGGATGCCCGGTCCGAGCGGTTGACGGTGATGGGTTTCAGGATGCCGGGTCAGACCGAGGTTGACGATGATCTGCAGGGCATTTGGCAGTCGAACAACCTCGACGCCGAGGCCGCACTCGTGCACGAAGACGCGATGATCTACGGCCGCGCGTTCGTCTTGGTTGGCGTCGGTGATGATGGACCGCTGATCACCACCGAGTCGGCCGAGAACATGATCGGCTCGTGGGACGCGGCGAGACGCGAGTTGTCGGCGGCGTATCAGACCTACGTCGACAGTGATCCGATGTCGGAGACGTACCTGAAGCAGTTGGCGACGTTCTACACCCGCGATTCGACCGTGCAGCTGGTGCTCGACGAGACCGGGTGGCAAGTCCAGGAACGCAATCCGCACAATCAGGGCTTTGTGCCGGTGCGAATGTTCGCTCACCACCCGACGATCCGAAATCGCTACGGATCGTCGGCGATGAACGCGGCCTGGCGTAACACGCAGGATCGGGCGTGCCGCACGTTGGTCCGCTCGGAGGTGGCAGGCGAGTTCTTCGCGACGCTGAAGATCTTTTTGCTCGGGGTGACGGAGCAATCGTTCAAGAAGCCAGACGGGTCGCTGGCGACGGCGTGGGAGACGTTCATCGGCCGGATCTCGACGCTGCAGGCTGATGAGTACGGGAATCTGCCGCAGGTCAAAGAGGTTCGCGGCGACTCACCAGATGGGTTTATCAGGACGCTGGATCATGCCGCTCAGGTCATGTCGGGGCATACCGGCCTGCCTCCGCAGTATCACGGCATTTTCAGCGACGGGAATCCGGCGTCGGCGGATGCGATTCGCATGTCGGACTTTCGGCTGAAGACGACCGCGGACCGTTTGGCGGTGTCGTTTGGCAACGATTGGGAAGCCACGATGCGTATGGCGATGCGCGTGGGCGGCGAGGTGCCCGCGGGTATTGAGCGGCTCGAAACCGACTGGGCTTACACGGGTATCCCGACGCCGAACGCGGATGCGGTGACGGTGACAACGCAGATGGCCGCCGGGGCTGTGCCGCCCACATCAGATGACGCGCTGGCGGTGATGGGCTGGTCGCCGGTTCAGCGGTCGCGGATCAAGGCCGAGCGGGACCGCTTTCGAGGCATGGCGGTGCTGGACGCTGCGATCCCGGGCATTCTCCAGCCGAAGGCCCAGGCGATGGACGGTCAACAGCCGCAGGCGCTGGCGGGGCTGAACTCCCGACGATCGACTGATGGCGCATCCGCAGGTTGAGCAGCAGGCTCGGCGCAACGCGGCGATAGTTGCGCTGGCAGCCCAGCAGCTCGACGGGGTGTGGCCGTCGATCGATTGGGATGCACCGCAAGCCGTCGAGGCGGTGAAGCGTTTCTACCGTGCGGTGGTGTCGCGCTACGGGCAAGCATCGGCGGCGGTCGCTGCAGAGTTCTACGACACTTTCCGTGCTGAGCGGGAGTTCGCGCAGAGGTTCCGCGCGGCGCCGGCCGAGGTGTTGCCGCAGGCGCTGTTGGATCGGACAGTGGAGATGGCGTTCGTCGGCACCGGCCGGTCGGGCGTCGACCCGAATAGTGGGACCACCGCCGACTTGCCGGTGGAGCAAAGGGTTCCGCTGCGACTGGCGGACAAGCTGCAGCGCCACGTGCGGCAGCCGGGCCGGGACACGATCGCGATCAACACGGACGCCGACCCGGTGAAGCCGCTATACGTGCGGGTGCCGCGGGGGGCGACTACGTGCGCGTTCTGCGTGATTCTCGCATCGCGGGAGATCAGCAAAAGGTTTCGCGGTTACGTGAGTGACAGCGTGAAGTATCACAACCACTGCGACTGTGAAGCGGTGCCGGTATTTCCCGGCCAGTCGACAGCTGATGTGTCGCCGAAATTCGGTGACTACGAGGACATGTACAGCAAAGCCGTCGCCGACGCCGGTACGCGCAGGGACTTGAAGAAAATCTTGGCGTCTATGCGGCACTTGTACGGCGTGGCGTAGTTCCGCGTGCTTTCCACCCGTCCCGAGGTGGGGCGGGCTTTTTGATGCCCAGGAGGCAACCTCTCATGACAGCACCAACCCCCACACCGAACCAGATGCCCGGCGCGCAGCAGGCTCCGACACCTGCGGCCACCACCGCGCCGGCCGGAGAGGCCAACACCCCCACGCCGCCGGCAGCAGCGGCACCGGCGGCCATGACACCCCCATGGGGATCGGACGCCGAGTTCAATCCGGAGCGCGCCTGGAATCTGATCCAGAACGTGCGCGGTGAAAACGACCAGCTCAAGCAGAAGATCGCAGCCGCACAGCCGGCGATTGATGCCATCGAGCAGAAGCGCCGTGAGGAGCAGGGCGAACTGGCCACCGCGCGTGAAGATCTCACCAGGGCCACCGAGCGTGAAGCCGGTTGGCGCGCGCAGGCAATCAGTGCCGCGGCCAAGTCCCAGGCCGGTGATCGTTTCATCGACGCTGACGCCGCGCTCGCGCTCATCGGCGACGTGTCAGGTTTTGTCGACGGCGACAAGATCGACACCGCCAAGATCACTGCGGCGCTGGACAAGCTCGCGGCCGACAAGCCGCACCTGGTTAAACAGCCCGTACCTCAAGGTTTCACCCCGAACAGGGGCCAGGGCCAGTCAGGAACTGTGCCCACGTCCCTGGATGCGCAGATCAAGGCCGCGCAGGACCGCGGCGACGTGATGGGTTCCATCGCGCTCAAGCAACAGCAGCTCTACCAGAATCGATAGGAGCCAATCATGTCCGGAATCACCGGTATCGGAACAACTTTCAACCTGCCCAACTACCACGGTGAGCTGTTCGCTCTCACCCCCGTGGACACCCCGTTGCTGTCGATGGCTGGCGGGATCGGCGGCGGTAAGCAGACCACGACCACCGAGTTCGAGTGGCAGACCTACGATCTGCGCGACCCGAGCATCCGGACCCGTCTCGAGGGTGCAGACGCGCCCACCGCGGAGGAGCGGGTTCGGGCCAACGTGAAGAGCGTGGTGCAGATCTTCCACGAGACCGTGGGCACCACCTACACCAAGCAGGCCACCGCCGCCCAGTTGGCGACCACGCAGGCCGCGCCGTTCAACACCGCCGACGGGCTCGGTGTCGGTAACCCGGTCGCCAACGAGCACACCTGGCAGGTCGCGCAGTCACTCAAGCAGATTGCCCGGGACTGCAACTACGCGTTTTGGCATGCGTCGAAGGTGGTGCCTACCGACAACACCACAGCCCGCCAGACCGCCGGGCTGCTGTCGGTGATCACCACGAACAAGAGCTTCGTCACAGGCTCGACCGAGGTGTCGGCGACGTCGGCCACTGACACCATCACCTCGGCTTCGCATGGCCTGTCGAATGGCGATCAGATCGTGTTCACCGATATTGGTGCCGCGACGAACATCCGCGTGGACCGCACCTACTTCGTGGTCAACTCGTCCACCACGTTCAAGGTGGCGGCCACGGCCGGCGGCTCCGCGATCACCCTGGGTACCGCGAACATCAAGTATGTGCGGGCGTCGGGGACTGGCGCGGTGGGCGTCACGGTGGACTTCATCAACGCGTTCGTGCAGGGCATCTTCGACAACGGCGGCCTGGTGGAGGGCGAGACGCGGACCCTGTTCGTGCCGTCGATCCAGAAGACCCGCATCACAAAGGCCTACGCGACCGCGTACGGCTCGAACGTCAACGGCGCGATCGGCACATCGGCCGGCCACACCCTAGGTGGCGTCGCGGTGGACCGCATCATGACCGACTTCGGTGAACTCAACATCGTCGTGGACCGCGCCATGCCCAAAGATGCGATCGCCGCGGTGTCGATGGAAATGGTCGACCCGGTGTTCCTGTCGATCCCCGGCAAGGGTGTCCTGTTCGAGGAGGAGTTGGCAAAGACCGGCGCCGTCGACAAGACGCAGATCTACGGCGAGATCGGCCTGCGCTACGGCAACGAGCGCGCCCACGGCGTGCTGCGCGGCCTGGCTGTCGCCTAACCGCGATGCCGCTGCCGACGTCGTACGCCACCGCCTCCGAATTGGAGGAGTACTGGCGGCCGCTATCGGTAGCCGAGGAGGCCCGGGCATCCGTCCTCCTCGGTTACGCAGCGACACTGATCAACGAACAACCTGGAGCCGCCGATTTCAGCGCGGCAACGTGCAAACACGTCTCACTCGATATGGCCAAGCGGGCCATGATCGGCGGCTCGGGTGTGTCCGCGACAACCCAGTCGATGGCCGACATGTCTGCTCGAGTCGAGCATGTCAACCCGGTGGGGAATCTGTACCTGACGTCGCAAGAGCTGCGGCGGCTGGCCGGGTTCCCGCCGGGGGCGTTCTCGCTCACGCCGGCCTCCAATGCGCGGGTGCCCGGCTACCGGTGGACCTATCAGAACTCCAGCCAAACCGATGAGTCTGATTAACCCGATCTTCGCCCCAACGGTTGAGTTCAGCCGGCCGACCGAAACCGCGTACGGAGCGGTGTCGTTCACAACCCTCGGATCGAACCAAACGGTGGTGTCACTGCAGGCCCCAGCCGACAGTGGCGGTGGCGAGGATTTTCGGCTGGCAGGGCTGGTGTTCACGCCACGGGGGCTGGACCGCAAACACGGTGACAGGTTTACCCACAACGGTCAGCAGTACGAGCTGTTCGGCCCGGCGCGCGGAGACCAGGATCAGCCATTCACCGGCGACAACTTCGGGTGGATCTCCCACGCCATCAGGCGAAGCAACTGAGAGGAACCGAGAACCATTGGCTACCTACAGGATTGTTGAACCGTGCGCGTTCATGCAGGACGGGAAATCGGTGCACCATACGCGCCCCGGTGCCGTTGTGCAGATGAGCGAAAGCGAGGCGGCGCAGCTCGGCGACAAGGTGGAACGGATCGCCGAGAAACGCGATCCGACCGGGCGGCGGGGAAATGCAGATGGCGTCCAGCGCAAGTGAAATCCGAGCTGAGATCGATCGTCTGATCCGGGCCGAAGCGGACGACGAGATCGCCCGCGAGCTCGACCGGGTTGCCGCGGCCGTGCAGGCCCATTGGATCGGCGAGGCGCCGGTCGAGCACGGCGAATACAAGAAGTCGATCAAGGTCCGCAAACTCCCTGACGGCCGCAACGGGCTGCCGCGCAGGCGCGTGATCGCAACCGACCGAAAGGCGCACTGGATCGAGTTCGGCACCGGGGATCCCGGTCCTACGCCAGAATTCGCGCCCGGACAGAAAACGGCCACACATTTCGGCGGAACCCTGGACGCGACGGCGGGCTAATGACCGAGCTGTACGACCAGGCGCCGCCGGATGCGAGCGATTTCGTCGTCGCGTGGCTGTCGCCGCTTGGCGCCTGCTGGTCCAATACCCCGACCGATAAAACGTTGCCCTACAGGGTCGTCAACGTAATTCACGACGTCGACGACGTGAGTGCGGGCACCGCAACGGCGGTGGTGTCCGTGCACACCTTTGCCGGCACATTCGGCGCGGCGAAGGCCGCCGCGAAGGAGGCCCACCAGCGGATGCTGGTGATCGCTGACAACCCGTTGACTGACGTGCTGATGCCCGGCGGGGCCATCGGTAACGCGTACTGCGTCAGCACCGTTCAGAGACCAATCCACGTCGATTACGGCGACACGGCGATCAAGAGATTTGTCGCCCGCTACGAGCTCGACTTTTCGTTCGTCGCAGTCCCGTAACTCGCGGCGCGGCACAGGACGGCCGCTCCCGTGAGAACAGCACCGCTACTGCCGGATTTCTTTCCGGTACTTCACCATTCCGCGAAAGGAAACGCTCATGGCACAACCGTCTGTCGGCGTCAGCTTCAAGTCCGCTGGCCTCGCCTACCTGAACAATCTGCTGGTCAGCCGCGGCGGCCGGTGGCAGGTTCTCGCCCGCGACTACGGCGGCTCTCTGACCAACATCAGCCCCGGCAGCAGCTTTGTTGCGCCGATGGCCCTGGATGGCAAATGGCGCGACGACCTGTTCGCGATCAAGCGGGTCAATGGTCGCTGGGTTTACAACCTGGCGCCCAACTGCGGCTTCTACCCGGTGGGCTACGTCCTGCCTGAGGGCATCGAGCGCGCACCGAAGATCGACAGTGACCCACTCGACGGGTTGCAGGCCCTGGACCCTGTGCGCGTCGACATGCAGAAGCGTTCCAAGGCGCTGATGTTCACCCCGATGGAGCGGAACCTCGTGGTGGATGCGCTGCGTTTCAACCAGCCGCTGACCGGACTGTTGGAGCGGGCCGCCGGCTCAGGCACCTACTTCGCTGGTGAGTCCACAGATGATGAGCCGTTGCGGCGCCAGATCATCGTGACTCACGAGGATAAGCAGGGCGGTCTGTCCTTCCGCAACGCTTTCCCGTTCCCGAAGTGCGTGCTCACCGACCTCGGCTCAGAGAAAGGCAACCGCAAGGACGCCGACGCGGCGAAGTTCACGCTCTCTCGTGAGATCTGCCCATTCTTCGTGGACTCGTCGGACGTGCCGCTCGTCGACGGCCGGTGGTCGACTGGGGAGATCTGGGATCAGAACGTTGTTCCGGGCCTGACATTCGTGCCGGGGTCTGACGGCTCGCTGAAGCCTGTGGCGACACCCACGGCGGCCACGACGGCCACGCTGGTGTTCCCTGCGCCGATTGGCGGCACGTCGCCGTACACGTACACGGTCGCGAAGTCGGCGAGCTCGAGCATGACCTCGCCGTCGTCGGTCACGGTGGGCAGCACCACAGTGGCCAACGGTGTGGTGACGCTGGCCCTGACTGGTCTGACGACCTCAACCACGTCGTACTTCCAGGTGACTGTCACCGACGACGACTCGGTGACCGCGGTGTCGGCGGTGTCGAACTCGGCCACCCAGCCGTAATACCCAAGGCGTCCCCGGTGGGTGCACGGCTGACACCCACCGGGGACTTCCGGATGTTCTCAGCCGAATCCTCAACAGCAGAAGGGAATCAGCCGACATGTCGCAGCCGACCAAGCCCGACGCCGGACGTCAGGCCCGTGAGCAGGCCCAGGCCTACAACAGCATCTTCGCGATCAGTCCGCTCAAACTCGACGATGGCACGACAATCGAAGTCCCGCCGCACCCAGACCTCGAGCTGTGGGACGAGGAAGCGCTCGCCGCCTTGCAGAAGTTGAACTACGAGTGCGAATCCTACGATCGGCACCCGGATATGTATTTTCCCGGTGACACTTTCACCGATAAGGCCGGCAACCAGATCACGGTGCCGGGTGAGATCCGCAAGGGTCTCTTGAAAGAGAACCCGCGCCGCAAGACCGACCCCCAGACGGGCGAAGTGACCATTCTGGATCCGCCTTACAAGGTGCAGGTGGTGCAGATAGCACTCGGCCCCGAGGGGTATGCGCGGTTGCGCGCGGGCACGATCAATGGTCGCAGGGGATGCGCGGCGGATGTGTGGCGGCACTGGGCAGGGCGTGGTGTCGATCTGGCGGATCGGGCTGATGCCGATCCCAAAAGTGTGGGAAGCACTGGCGTTTTGGCGGCTGTGGCCGCGCCAGATAGCAAGTGACCTACGCAGGTTCTTCCCGGGCTGCCACATCGCCGACTGGCACCAGGGGCGGATGAGCAGCTTCGAGCTGCTCGAATTGTTCGGGGTGTCGATAGTGGATGACCCTGAAGCCCGGATCCGCACGATTCAAGTCGATTTCGCACCCGAGGACGGTGCGGTGTCTGCGGCGATGCGCGACGGCGATCGCCCCGAGTGGAAGCAGATGCTCGCCCAGGCCGCCAATGAGTCGGCCGTGTTGCGCGCTGGAATGCTGCCGGGATCTGATGCCACCGCGTATGGGTCGCGCCTGTTCTTTCCTGTTTCGCGGATCCGCGAGATGGAGGCCGAGCAGCAAGCGGTGCTCGCCGAGGAGCGGCGGCTGCGGGACGAGGGCCTTGATGACGACGGCCTGTATTCGCTGTGGAACGAATAGGAGGTGCGCTGAAATCGCTATTCATGTAGACGTTTTGGCTCGCCTGAATGAGCGTTCTTCCCGCGAGGCCGCGGCCCAGCTGGAGCGGCAGTTCGACGATGTTGACGTCGATGTTGTGACGCATCTGGACGATCGGTCGGTGCGGCAGGCGACACAGATGCTGGAGTTGCAGTTCGATGAGGCCGGCCGCCGATCTGTTGATGCCTTCTCGCGCAGCTTCGATGGTCGCTGGCGAGATACTCACAGCCGCTTCATCTCTGACAACAACCTGATGGTCGAGTCGGCGCACAACACATCGACGGCGTTCGGGAACCTCGGCAATTCGAGCGCCGCGCTGACTACCCAATTGACAGGCCTGGGCGGCGTTATCGGCGCATTGGGCCGTATCGGCACTCCGATCGCAATTGTCGGCATGGGAGCCGCGCTTGTAGAGGTCGCTGGAGTGGCGGCGTCGGCGGCGCAGTCCCTTGCGCTGCTGCCGGGCGTTCTGGGCGCGGCGGGCGCTGCGTTCGGGACACTCAAGTTGGGAATGTTGGGATTCGGCGACGCGCTGGACAGCATTTCGGATCCAGAAAAGTTCGCCGAGGCGCTGCGGGAGTTGGCGCCGAACGCGCAGCAAGCCGCGCTGGCCATCCAGTCGTTGATGCCTTCGTTCGACCAGCTGCGCAACGCCACTCAGAACGCGCTGTTCGCCGGTGTCGGCCCGCAACTGGACCAGTTGGTCAGTCAGTACCTGCCAACTATTCAGAGCATGACGACGAGCATCGCGAGCTCGTTCAACGAGATGTTCATGGGCGTCACGGATCAGTTGATGACACCCGAAACACAGTCCGCGATGGCGGAGTTGGCGAACAATGTGGCGGGCGCTTTTCGTGAGCTCGCGCCGGCGGTTACGCCGCTGACTGAGGCGTTCGCCGACATCATGTCGGTAGGTTCCGGCTTTCTGCCTGAGCTTGCTGCGGCCGCAACTGATGCGGCGGAATCGTTCGCAAAGTTCATTTCGGAGGCCCGCCAGTCCGGTGATCTTCAGAAGTTCATGGGCGAGGGCCTGGACACATTGAAGCTGCTCGGCGAGGGCGCCAAGGAGCTCGTTGAGGCGTTCTTCAAACTGGCGCCGATCGGCCAGGAAGTGCTGCCAGACATCGTCGAGATGCTGGGCCTGGTCAATGACGTGATGCCGCTGATCGGTGGCGCAGCGCTGCTGATCGGGCCGTCGTTCGGAGTGTGGGCGACCGCGCTCGGACCGGTGAGCACGCTCATTGACGGCATAGGCACCGCCTTCGAGGCGCTGCCGGGGATCGTGACCGTGGTCGGCAACACCATCATCACGATGGCAAACCACATCGGGAACGCCCTTGACGCCGCGATGGGTCCATTCATCAACTGGGACGACTACCCGCTTCTGAGCGTGCCGGGTGCGAATGGCCCTGGCGGCCCGCTGTCGCAGAGCGCGATTGACAAGATCCACGGCACCGAACGCGGCGGTATCGGCCAAACGTTCGTGCCACATTCCGTTGCGAGCCGCGATTATCCATTACCCGGTCAAGATCCCTGGGACCAGTTCACCATCGCCAGGATTGGTGATGGAAGTGGCTGGACTTCACAGCCGCTGTTGGGTGGACGTTCGACGGGCACAGGCGCCGGTGGTCCGCGGTTACCCGATGCACCTGTGTTGCCGTATGGCACCCAGCTGCCGCCGGGCATCCCTGGTATGCCGCAAACCGCAGCCACTTTCGGTGCCGAGTCGAGCTACCTCGATGCTCAGCACAACCTGGCCGAGAAGCAGGCGCGACTAACGCAACTCCAGCAGTCAGGTGTGGCTACGGCCGAGGATGTGCTGAAGGCCCGCAACGATGTGGCGAACGCCGAGCGTGACTTTCAGGCCGCCGAGATGCGCCTGCAGGAGTCGCGGCAGAACCAGTACGAGCAGATGGTCAAGGCCAACGACCGGCTGACCAAGCAGATGGGTGACGCGACCAACGCTTTGGGGCAGATCGGCGCGACGCTGGACCAGGACTTCGGGATCTCCAAGGGTTTGGCGGGGATTGCGGAGAACATCACGAAGTTCATCGCGAACCTGGCTGCGGCACCGCTACTGGGGGCGATGAAGGGCCAGCAGGCCGCTCTCGGATTCCCCGACGGTGCAGCCGGTACGGGTTTGGTGGGTGCGTTGGCGTCCTCGGGTGCTTTCGGGCCGAACTTCGTGCCTACGTCCACGTTCGCCACGATGGTGGGCGGGCCTAGCGTGTCGTCGCTGGGGCCTGCGGCGCTGATGCCCGGCGGGGGCGGCGGAATCCCGTACGGGCTACCAGCGGGCTCTGATGTCTCTGGCGCTGCAGGATTCCCCCCGTGGGTGCAGCAGATCGCGCAGGCGTTCGGACTGACACCGAGCACGTATGCGGGACACCAGGAATCCAACCGGCAAGAGGCTGGGTTCGCGCCCAACCCACAAAACCTCAACCGCGGCATCGACTGGTCTGGTCCACCCGAGAACATGCAGGCGTTTGCCGACTATCTCAAGACCGTGCCCGGCATGGAGCAGGTCATCTGGCAGAACCCCAACACCGGCCAGCGCGTGGGGATCGCTGGCGGCCGGGATGTCACGAACAGCGGGTATTACGCGGGCGACTACGGCGGCCACACCGATCACGTACACACGCGGCAGAGCAGCTCTATCCCACTTCCTGGCATGCCCGGCGTCCCTGGCGGCAGCCGCACCATGCCCGGCCAGTCCTGGTCGGCGGACTGGAACGCCATCGCCCAGAGTGAGTCCGGCGGCAACTGGAGCATCGACACAGGCAACGGCTACTCCGGCGGGTTGCAGTTCTCCCCGTCGAGTTGGGTGGCGGCCGGGGGGACGCAGTACGCGCCGAGCGCGAATCTGGCCAGCCCCTACCAGCAGGCGTTGGCGGCCGAGAATCTGTTGGCGTTGCAGGGGCCGGGCGCGTGGCCGAACACGTTCGTGCCGGGCAGCAGCGGCCCACTTCCGCCGGGGCTGCCGCAGGGGGGCCGTGGTGTCACCGGTGGGCCGGGACAGTCCTTTGGGTTCCCAGGAGCGCCGCAGGCGCCTAGTTGGCCCGGCGGCCAGGGCGGCGGTGACTGGTTTAGCGGTCCCGGCGGGCCGCCCACGGGGCCAACGGTGCTCGGTGGCATCAACCCACCGCGCGGTGTCGGTTCGGGTTTCGGCGGGTTCAGCGGAGGGATCATCGGTGGGTTGTTCTCTGCGGGCATGGCTGCCGCGCAGTCGGCCATTTCCGGTGCGACGGCTGCCGGGCAGGCGGGCGCGGCGGCGGCGGGAGCCGGCGGGGACGCGGCCTCGTCGGGTGCCAGCGGTGGCGGCGGTGCGGCTGGCGGGCAGGCTGGGGCGGCCGGTATCGCGGCGGGCGGTGCTGCCGCGTCAGCGGTGCTGGAGACGGCCACAAAGCTGATCAATCGGGGTATCGGGTACGGCGGCCAGGTGGTGGGCATCGGCGCCAACGCTCTGCAGGAGGCGCTGCTGCCGGCGGGCGCATCGGAGCTGGCGGGCAACAACTGGGCAATCCGGATCGGCGGGGCAATTATCGGCGCAACCCCGATGCTGCCGAACCTGGCGGGCCTGGGTGGCCAGCAGCCGCCGGAGGGGTTAACCCCGGAGCAGGCCGCGCAGTTCAAGGCCGGGCAGGGTCGCACACCCGAAGATGTGGCCAGCGCGGGCCGCGGCGGCGTGGGCCAATCGGCCGGGCAGAGCATCAACAGCAATAACCGGACGACCAACATCACTCAGAACATCACCAACCAGAACGCCACCGAAGACCTGTTGGGCCGCGATCTTGCCTGGCATGGGCAGCAAGCCGCAGCCCCGCGGGGGCGGCCGTGACCGCGCCCGCTGTCCGTTGGCCCGCCGGCGACATCACCCCGCACGGCTGGTGGCATCTAGTCAACGACACCCGTCCATTAATGCGGCTGCTCGCCTATGACGGGTCGATCGACATTCAGCTCATGGGCGGGTTCGCGCCGCCCTTCCACGATCCGATGCTGCCCGAAGGTGTTGCGGTCACCGGTCTTTCCGGCCTGATCCCGCCGTCGCGGCACATCAAGCAGAAAGGCGCCACCCAGGACGGCGCCACCCAGCTCGACGCCCTCTACGACGAGATCGCAGTGGAGCTGGACATCGAGTGCATCGCCCGTGACCAGAAACACCTGCGCCGCGTCGTGCGCGATGTCATCGCCTCCATCGACGCCAAACAGCAGAGCGAGCTGGGGTTCTTCACGCACGACATGACCTACTGGTGGGCGCCGATCCGGTGGGACAAGTCCGGCATGGCCTGGCAGTTGGGCAACCAGCAGGTCAACCGGCAGCCGATGGCGCTGCGTCTGACGGCTGACAACGGGTTCTGGCGCACCTACGCCGACACCGCGATGTTCCGGTTCTTCTACGGCGCGTCCGGGCTGCTCGAGGAGTTCGACACCGACTACTCGGGGGACGGGGACGCCGGCCCGAACTGGCCGCAGTGGTACGACCCCGACGACGGCGCGGGCGTGGCCACTACGCGCGGCGGCGAGCTGGTATGGGACGGCTCGGGCACCACGGCGCGCCAGTGCATCCTCGGCCCCCGCAAGGATTACGAGACCGCCTCCGATAACCAGATCATCGAAGTCGAGATCGGCGAGATCCCCCAGACCGTGCTGGCCAACGGGGCTTACGACGTCGTGGGCGGGCGCATGGGCCGCGACGTGGACGACGACTGGGACGGCAACGGGGTGTTCGCCTACTTCGGGCGGCCTCAGTTCACCAACGGCGGCGAGCTGAAGTTGGTGCGGTTCAACAACTTTGTCCCCACGGTGATGAGGGCCGTGACCGAAGTGGGCATGCGCACGCCGACGATGCGCGAAAAGCTGGCACTGGTTTGCGGAGAGGAGGGCAACCCGCGCGTATTCCGGCTGCTGCGCAACGGGATCACGATCCTCACCCATATTGAGACCGACGAGGGCTCGGAGTTGGGCGCAGACTTCCGCGGCGTCGGCGCCGGCTTGGTGGCCGGCGCGGGCGGGTCCTCGCAGGCCGAGCCCGCCGCTATCCGCCGGCTCACCGCCGGGGACAACGTGGCCCAGGCGCAGGGCGGTTTCCTCAAGCGGTGGAACGTCGGCGACCAGTCCTACTACGACGACTACACGATCTTCGGCCCCGCAGAGAAGGTGCGCATCTGGAATGGCCCGGGCGCCGGCCCCAACGACTACGTGGAGCTGGGGCCGCTGCTGGCCAATCAGGTGGTGTTCCTGCGGACCGATCCGCGCAAGCCGGTCATCCAGGACCTGACCGTGATCCCGGCGACACCGCAGCAGCTCAACATCTTCCAGGCCGCGCTGGCCGGGTTCCTCTCATTCGCTTTCGCCGGGAACGTGCCCCCGCTGCTGGTGGGTATCGAATCGCTGTTCGGGATTCTGCCGCCGCAGGCCAACCTGCATTCGCTGGTGTCGGGGCGATTCTCGGATGCGGCGGCCATCCCGGCCCGCTCGCCGGGCAATCCGTTGCAGCCGTACTACGTGCGCGTCGAGGTTGACGGCGGAAACGCGAACACCAAGATCATCGCCTCGGGCGTGCCGCTTCGGAGATACCCGCTCTAAATGGCCACCACTCTCTACGGCGCCCGCGTGGTGCCGGGTAGAAACACGCCCAGGGTCTCGCGGTGACCGGCCCGTTGCTGCTCGCTCGGAGCCCCGAAGATCAACTGGCCCAGTGGAAATCGGTTCTCGCGTCGGGCAACGTCGCGCAGATCGCCTACCTGGCAAGGCTGATGGCCGAGTCCCGCTCGGCGGTGGACACCACGTTCCGGTTCACGGTCTGCGACAAGTTCTGGACGCCGATCGGCAACATCGGCGAAGAGCTGATGGAGGCCTCCGGCACCGATCCGCGCAACGACGTGCCCACCGCCAAGCTGATGCTCAAAGGCTCCAGCGACATCGTGGACATGTTCATGGAGTGCCGCAAAACGATGGTCGGCTGCATCGTGGAGACGGCCGGGCTGACGTTCCCGTTCTACACCAAGAATCACTCGCTGAAGTACAAGCGGGGCGAGGGGACCACGGGAAACGTTGTCCTCAACGGTATTTGGGACATCCTGTCCTACCTGGTGATTTGGCCGACGTGGTGGCTGCCGATCCAGACCCAGCCGTTCTCGCACGCGATCTACATGTGGGCGCTGTGCACTGTCGCCGAATCGATGGTGTCGGACTGCGCGCTGCGCATCCAGTCCGGGCTCAACGAGTTCGTCAACAACGCGTTCTCGCTCAACCCCGATATCCGGGCGTGGTTCGGGCGGATCCTGCAGATCGGCGCCGGCAACGGTATCAGCCAGCAGTCGCTGTTCAGCATCCTGCACACGCCGGTCTATGTGAAGCGAACCAACCCGTTCCTTGATTCGAGTCCCCTTGTCGGGCGGACGGTTCGGATGGAGACGTGCGCGGCGGTGATCAAGGACATCTCCCGCGCGTACGGGGTGGACACCCGCATGGATTTGTGGCGTCCGGGTGACCCGCAGCCCGACCCGTGGTCGTTTCTTTCGGCACCCACCTACGTGTTCTCCACCGCCGACCGCTCCCAGATCGAAGGCCCCACGCACACCATCGCGGACTCGGTGATCCGCACGGTGATCGATCTGGGCGGCTCGTTGGGCAACATCCTGGCCCCGGTGATCCGCGAGGTGCCCGGCATGGCCGGCACCTACGACGCGCCGATCCTTGGGGTGAAGCATCAACCGCCCTGGGCGACAGTGATCGTGCCCGACGACGGCGAAGACGGATCGGTCATCGAGGCCGAGATCAACGACCACACTCCCGAGGGCTGGCAGCACATCATCGGGGGACGATCGCCCAAGTGGGCCGGTGCCCCCCTGGGCGACTGGGGGGGCACCGGCCCACAGGGCAACTCCATGACTCAACGATCTGATCAACGCCACGACCGCCTGGCTGATCGACAGCCTCATGATCGTCGTCGGCCTGGCTGGTATCCCAAGCGACCTGCTCGCCGGGTTCCTCAACAATTCGTTTTTCGCGTTCCAACTGATCCAGCACTACGAGCGCCGCGCGGAAGTCGGCCCGTACCACCCGGCCATAGAGGTCTTCCACGCGACCAGCTCAGCTCCCTACTCAGTGGAAACGCTGTTCGCCTTCATCAACGCGCTATTTGACAGTAGGGGCTACACGAGCGCACTGGTACGGATCAACGTCAGCGGCCCGGACGCTCAATTCATCTTGGGCAGAGACATTTTCAAGGGCGGCTTGATGTCGGTGGTGTACCGGGGCCGCCGAAAGATGCTGACCGACTACATCGAAATGGTCATGTGGCGGATCGGCCCGGATGTGCGGGAGCTGATCGTCCAGGTCGGCGACGGCAAGCGTGACGAGGCCCCACTAGCCAAACATCAGCGCTGGCTCACCGCAGCGTTCGAAGCAATCAACGTCGCAACCCTCGCGCCCCAAGGCGGATAGGAGCGAAATGAGCTGGCCAACAACCACATTCCAGGGCGAACAGTACTACCTGTTCGATGGTGTGTTCCTGCTACCCGTGAACCCTGTGAGCGGGGCGGGTGTCATCCTCTGCAAGGCCAACGGCTTCGCGGTCGGCGCCGGCATCCCCGCGGTCGAAACCGGACCTCCCGGCAAGCACATCGAGCTACAGATGGGCACCTTCATCGCGCTCGATCCAGGGGATGCAACACCCGACTCCGCGTCCCTGACCACCGTCACCCCACCCGACGACGACACCGTGGGTGTCTACGCGCTGAACTTGTCGCTGCACAAGGGCCAGAAGGGTGACGACGGCGACTCCAACCTGGAGATGGACTCCATCTCAGGCACACCGGTGGCCAAGTACATCGCGGTGGTCAATGGTGCCGCGAACGGTTTCGAGTACAAGCCCCAACTGGTCGGGGACCGAGTGCCGCCGGCCGCGCTGTACAACACCGGATCGGGCAACGTGAAGAACACCGTCGCGGTCTTCCAGGTGCTGGCGAACACGGTCCCATACGCCTGGCGGCCCGAGGTCGAAGCCGGCTGCGTGATCACCGGCGAAGGCGCTGACGTCCGTTACGACGTCATTGCCCGCCTTAACGGCGAAACTGGCGGCAACATCGTCGGCCGCGGGTTCGGTCCGATCGGAACGAACTCTGCCGGCATCCAAACGACGATCATTCCCGGCCCGCCGGCCGGATCGTCGGACACCTTCGACAAGGTCGCGGCCAACGCCGCAGCGACCGTCCACGTCCGGGTCGAGCGCCAGGCGGGCAGCCTCACCTGTACGACGTCGACTGACACGACATGGGCTCGCATGAGGATCTGCCCGGTCCCGTGAGCGACATTCCTGGCTGGTACCAAGGGGGTTCGATCCCCGAGGTCCACCCCACCAACCTCGCGCGTGCCGGCGGTGAACTTACGCGCCCGTTCACCCCCCAGCAGTTCATCCAGTTCGGCCTGGGCCTCATCGAGGAGTTCCTGGGCAGGGTCGCCGAGGCGCTGATCGGGGTGTTCATCCCAGGGCCGTTCGGGGCGGCGTTCACGCAGCTCGCCGACTGGGCCACTGACATCGCCGGCAACATCTTCGCGCTTATCGACGCGCTCACGGGCATCGACCTGAGCCCGGGAGCGATACTCGCGGCGATCACCGATGCCATCGAGGCTGTCGTCACCGACATCGCCGAGGCCATCACCGGTGTTGGCGGTCTCACGATGACGGCCATCGCCACGTTCTTCACCCACCTGCGGGCGTTCGCCGCGGACATCGACTTTCTGAATCCGGCGTTCGTGGTCGGGACGGCGGCGACAGCGTTCATCAACACGGTGCTGAGTCCCACGGGGATCTTCGCGCTCGCGTCATCTCTAGTGACGGGGTTGGCGGACACGCTCTCGGATGCGGTCGACGCCGCTGCCGCCCTGGCGGATTCAGTGTTCGACATCATTGTCGGCATCATCGGCGACCTGGTCGACGGGCTGATTGGCGCATTGACCGGAATCCCGGTCCTCGGTGGGCTTTTCGAGTGGCTGTTCGACGCGGCCGCTGATCTCCTTGGTCTAGCCGAGGAAGCCCACGACGACGCGACCACAGCAATCGTCACCACCCCGACGATGGCGCTGACCAACAACTTCGTCACGGTCGGCGATTTTGAGACGGACTCGTTCTGGGCGAACGCCTGGGGCGCCCAGTCGACGGCGCAGGCCTATTCGGGGACCAAGTCGCGTCTGCTGACTGCGACCGGCACGGGCCGGTCCGCGGACCGTATCGTGTTGACACACGACCAGTTTGGCTCACCCACGACAGTGCAGCTCGCACGCGGCACAACCATCAACGTTTCCGTCGCACTGCGCAAGCACGCCAGCAACACCAGCAACGACTCCAACCTGTATCTGTGTCTGCACTACATCGACGGCACCGGCACCGAGCAGACCGTTTTCTCCCGGGCGATCGCCGAAACCGACATCCTCAACAGCGGATGGTGGTTCTTCGGGCAGTACAACACCATCAACGTCGCGGTCGCACAGAACTACTACCTGACCCTGGAGATCGACTCAGCGGTTGATGTCGGTAACCGCTTCTACCTGGATGCGGTCACGTTCACCGACGCGAGCGCGATCAACGCCTGGCAGAACACGCCGGGCCAGGTGGCATTGAACAACTACGCGATCGGCGACACCAACATCGTCGAACTGGACGACAACGAGTTCACGGTCCATTCCGACACAGACTCAACCCGCAAGGGGCAGTTCGAAACCGCGTTGCTGCCGGTCGGTACCAGCATCTTCCCGCTGCCGCTCAGCGGCTCCGGCGCGCTGCTGTCCTCCGACTTTGCCACCCAGGCGACAGCCGGGGGCACCACGACGCTGACCGTGAACAGCAAACGCCACCAAGAGTTCACGGGGACGCTCAACCAGAACGCCGACCTACCATCGACTTCTGTCCCACAGGGCGACGAGTTTTGGATCATCAACAACTCCACCGGCATCATCACGGTACGAAGCTCCGCGGGCAACACCATCACCACGGTGCGCCGTGGGACCAGCGCGGTATTCCGGGCCAAGCAAGCCGCGCCAACGTCCAACACCCACTGGTCGTACATCTACTGGCTGAACGTGGTCGAAGAAGCCTCGGGGATCACGTCCAACGACAACGACTGGACCTTCCCAACATGCGCCGCGGTCAAAGACTATTGCGACGGGCTGGTTTTGGGCGGTGGCTCCGGAACGTTCTCCGACTCCGGTTTCGTCATCCAAGACAACTTGACGCCCTCGAAGCAGTTCAACTTCCAGGCAGCGAGTATTTCGGCCAGCACCACCAGGACGCTCACGGTCCCTGACGCCAACGGCACGCTGGTCCTGAACGACAACACAGCAGTCATTACTGGGAAGACGCTAGACGGCGACGACAACACCTTCCGCGACCTGAATCAGGTGTTGTCGGGAACGTTCGCCTCCCTACCGGCAGCTGCCAGTAAGGGGCGGATCTACGTCTGCACCGATGTCGAGCTGATCCTGCGTGATAACGGGTCCAGCTGGGACCGGATCTGGATCGGAACGGGCGGACACTCGACCAACCTGACAGCGCCGCCGTCGACGGGTTGGACCAACACAACGCTGGGCTCGTCAACGATCGCGGCTAGCCGTGATGGGCGCAAAGCGACAGTGGTCTCCGCGGGCGGTGACAACATCCGCGCCGAATACCGAGCCTTGGCGGCGAGCAGCAACTACACCGCGGAAGCGACCCTAGAAGTTGGCCTGGTCCCCGGCGATTTCTCCCATGGCTTTTTGCTTCTGCGTGACTCCGGCGGAAAGTTCATGGGCATCGGCCCATGCTCAACCGGTGGCGTCATCAAACTGCAAGTGACCAAATGGAACTCGGCTACCAGTTACAACTCCACCCCATACGCCAAGAATATCTACGAGTTCGTCGACGGGTGCCCACACCACTTCCGGTGGCGCGACGACAACACAACCAGGTACGCGGAAGCCTCTCATGACCGTGAGAACTGGATCACGCTTCACAGCGAACCACGCACCACGTTCATGACGGCGGCACACGTCGGATGGGGCGGATTCTCAAGCAGCGGAAACACAATCGTTGTTTCGTTACGGCATTTCAGGGAGTTCTGATGGATATCAAGGAAGTCGGCGAGTATGAGCTCGTTGACGACATCGAGCCTGTCGAAGCGACCGCAGCGGCCGACGACATCCTCGCCAAGGTGTCGCCGACACCGGCGGGCGAAGCGCTCGAATTCGTCGACGTGCCGCAAACCTCCGACGTGCAGAAGCAATTCGAACAGATCGAGCCGGTAACAAAGGTTGTCCTTGTCGAGGACTCTCAAGGGGTCACACGCCAACACAACATATACGAGCTCGCCGGGAAGTATTGGGTGTCGGGCATCCAAGGGCCGGAACCGGCGTGCGCCGACACCCCCGAGGGGGCGCAGAAGTTGCTGCAGGCGTATTACCAGCCTCCAGAGCAGACGACAGCCATCCCTGCGGAATGGGCCGAGTTCATGAAGAACAACCAACCGCCGAAGGTGTGACATGGGATTACGACGATTCAAACTGCAGCGCGACGGCGAAACGATCGCCGAGGGAATCGAAACCGACGGCGGCAAAGTGGTGCTGACTCAGACATTCGATTCGATTGACGCGGCCACCGCCGCCTTCAAGGGCACTGACGTGACGTGGGGTGACCTTCGAGGCGACTTCGTTGCGGCATTGAAGCGGGCCGGCGAACGCCGCGCCGAAGTCAAAGGAGGGATCGCCGAAAAGATCCAGCATGCCGCCAGGAAAGCCGCCGCGCAGGCCGCCCGACGCGAGGCGGACCTGGCCGCCGCCGAGAAGGCAGCCAACGCGAAAGCCTCGAAACAGAAACACCGTGCCGAACGGCCAGCTGAGCCGCAAGCGCAACCGTCAACAGGCACGGCCTGGGACAGCCCAGGTGGTCCCGGAATAGCCGGCCAAGGGGAAGGGGAGCCCAATGCTTGATCGTCTGATTGACCACCTGGCCGCCGCGGTGGCCCGCTACGTCGCCGACGCGGTGGTCGCCGCGCTGAACGAGTTGGTGCCGCGTATCGCTGACGAGGTGGTGCGCGGGGTGACCGCACACATCACCGATGCGATACCCGGCACGCTCGACGACCGCGTCGCAGCGAAGGTGATCGAATATGTGCGCGGCCTGTTCCCGTTCGGGGGTGGGCGGTGACCGAGCAGATCCTGCCCTACGACCGCGCGATCGTTTCACAGGAGACGGGTTGGTCATGTGGACCAGCCGCGACGCAGGTGGTCCTCAACTCCCGGGGCATCGTCGTCAGCGAGGGCACGCTATTGGCCGATATCGAGGCCATCGAGAACCCTGGCCGCGGCGACGACCGGGACGGCACCGACGACATCAGTTTGATTGAGCGGGTCCTTGACCGGCGGGTGCCCAATGCCCGCTATACGTCCGTGTTCCTGCGGCAGGATCCGCCCACGGCCGAGCAGAAGGATGCTCTGTGGCGCAACCTCGTTCGCAGCATCGACGCCGGTTTCGGTGTGGTGATGAACTGGTGGGCGCCTGACGGCAACAAGCCCCGCGGCGTGAAGGGCTCGGTCAGCCCCCGCTACAGCGCCGGTCTGACGAAGCATTACGTCGCGTGCATGGGCTACGACGACAACCCCGCGCTACGGGCAGTGTGGATCGCCGATAGCGGTTTCCAGCCGCAGGGCTATTGGATCAGCTTCGACCAGTGCGCGTCGCTGATCCCGCCGCAGGGTTACGCCTACGCCGAAGCTATCCCGGCGACACCCGCGCCGGCTGATCCGGTCTCGCTGCTGGCTCAGGCGATGTCGCCGACCGGGGTGGCCCGCGATCGCCTGGTCGCGCTGCTCCCGGCCGTGTCGGCGGCGCTGCGCGACTGTGGATGCACCACTGTGGGCAGAGCGGCGATGTGGTGCGCGCAGATCGGTCACGAGTCCGGCGGGCTGCGGTGGATGGAAGAGATCGCCGACGGCTCGCAATATGAGGGCCGCGCCGACCTCGGCAACACGCAGCCCGGCGACGGCCGCCGGTTCAAGGGCCGCGGCCCGATCCAGGTCACCGGCCGATCCAACTACACGCAGCTGTCGCAGTGGGCGCACGCCAAGGGCCTGGTGCCGTCGCCGACGTTCTTCGTCGACGACCCCGGCCAATTAGCCTCCGACCGTTACGGATTCGTCGGTGTCGTCTGGTATTGGACCGCCGCGCGGCCGCAGATCAACAGCCTCGCCGATGCCGGCGACATCGAGGGCGTCACCCGCGCGATCAACGGCGGCCTGACCAACATCGACGACCGTCGCGGTCGTTGGGATCGCTGCCGCGCGATGGGCGATCAGCTGCTCAGCCTTGTCGGCACTGCGCAGCCTGCACCGCCCGCGCCGACTCCGCCGCCGGCCAAGCAGTTCCCGCAGGACTACACCGACCGCGAACTGCTCGAGTACGTCGCCGAGCAGCTCGGCCCGGGCCGCGACGACTGGGGCGATGACGGCGACCTTGGCCGGAACGCGGCCGGGCAACGCAGGACTTGGCGAGCGGGGCTGGCCGCGCTGATCCGCAAGGTCGGGGCGTGACGGACGCCGAGAAGCTGGCCGCGATCCGCGCGCTGCTCACCGACCGCAAATGGGTGCCCATCGACCAGGTGCTCAACATCCTCAACGAATCGAAGGGACAAGCCCGTGAGTGAAAAGCCGGACTGGCGCCACTACTGGAAAGCGATCCTCGCGTTCGTCGGCGCGGTGGCCACCAACGCGGCGGCGGACTGGATGGCGCACGGCGCGCCGATCCCGGAAAGCGTTGCCGCAGGGGTGCGGTGGCTGCTGACGATCGCCGCGTCGACGTGGGTGGTGTACCGCAAGCAGAACGCTGACAAGTCCGGCGAATACCCGCCCGCCTGACACCATGACCAACGCCCCCGATACCTTGATCGGCCTAGCGGCTGTCGTCATCATCCAGCTCGTCGTCCTGGCGGTCGCGCTCATCAATGCCCGCCAGGCCCGCGGTGCCCGGGACACGGCGGCGGCGGCCACGGAGCAGGTTCGCGCTCAGCTGCAGAACGGCAGCGAGGGGATCTACCGCGACGTGTTCGACGGGTTCGTCACTGATGTGCATGCGCGGTTCGATCGGCTGGAGCGCCACCAGGCCGAGCTGCATCAGGATGTCACCGACCTGCGCGGGGAGTTGCGTGAAGAGCGGGGTGCGCGCACCGATTTGGAGGAGTGGGTGCGGCGGGCTATCAAGCGGCGGTGGCCGTTTTGATTGACGCGATGCTGTCCCGCTGGACGGGCCGCCCGGCGGTGCTGACGTGCGTCTGCGGGCACACCCACGCTGAGCACCGGCAGGTCGTGATGTCCGTTCCATTGCGTGGGCTCGGCCACTACCGGGACCGGTCGCACGTTCAACGTGTCGGTCGCGCGGACCAACGACGCGGCCACGTACACGCGGGAGGAATGCCACTGCGGCTGTACGCAATGGCTGCCCGATACCGGGTGAACAGACCGGGGGGCGAAGCGTAGGCCGGGGGGCTGACACGCGGAGGTTTCAATGGCGAGACCTGTTGGTGGGGACTGGGGCTGGCTCGCGATCGGCGCCCTGGTGGTCGTGCACAACGTCGTGGCGGCCGGCCGACGCCGGGAGATGTTGTGCGACAGCTACCGCCGTCACGTCCGTCAGCACCCGCTGATCGTCGCGGCCGCGACGGCCGGGCTGGTGGCGCACCTGTACGGGAGACTCGGGCCATTGGACCCGTTCAGGGTGAGCGGCGACGGGCTCGAACGGGCCGCCGACGTGGTGCGGCGCGCTGTCGGCCGCCGGGTGTAACACTCCCCGCCCGGGCATCACTGAAGTGTTACAAACCGTGTGATAAAACCCTGATTTCGCAATATTATTCGCCCGAATGCAACACCCGCCCCGGCCTCGCGCCGGGGCTCTTTTTGCGTTGTCAGCCCGCGTCCGGGCAGTACGCACCAACGGCGGCCGAGACAAACGCCGCCGCCTTGTCCGCGCTGAGCCGCTGCTCAACGATGAGCTGGTCGCGCACCGATTCCCGACTGTTGCCCGTGTACAGGAAAACGCAGACTGCTTGGCCTCGCGCGACGAGCAGGGCGTCATCATCCCTGCCAGTGAGCCCAGCTTTGTCGATTGCGTCGAGGAACAGGTTGTCTTCGCGGGTGAGGTTAGCCCGTGTGTGCGTAGTGGGGGCCGTCGGTGCATGGGTGCCGCCCCCGGTCGCAATCAGGGCCGCGCAACCTCCACCTATGGCCAGCGCGACGCCCAGGACGATCACCAGTGTGCGGGCGAGGCTCGCTGTGCTCGTCGATGTTCCGGTCCGCGCGGCCCACTGCTTGCCGTCCCAGTAGCGTTGGCCGCCGCCGCCGTACGGGTCGGGGTAGAAGCCTGGCGGCGGTGCCGTCATGGAACGGCAGGCTACGCCGTTTGGGCGACAAAGGGTGGCGAAAAGTATGCGCAGGCGGTTGATGGCGCGCGTAACCTGGGGGTATGAGCGCGCCTGAGCCCGCTCCGGCTGATCCCGCACCACCCGATGCGCCGACACAATTGGGACCGGCCGCGATGGATGGCACGACAGAATCGCCGACCTGTGACACACCCACGCTCGAAGCGTGGGCTGACGAGATCGAACCGCCAGAACCCGAGCGGCAAACGTGGCGCAAAACGCTGATCGTTGCCGCAGCCATCGTTGCCGCCGGGCTGGTCCTGGGCTCGGCAGTGGGGGTTGGGTTCCTGCTGCGCAGTGCCCGCACCGAGCCGGTGTCGGTGCCACCTGGTACTGCTGCACAATCCGGCGGCACGGCTGAGGTCGGCGTGTCAGAGGAAGCGGACCCGATTGCTGTGCCGACCGCAGCACCACCGAGCACTGTGACCGTCGTGGCCGAACCGACGACGGGGGCCGCCCCGCCGCCGGCCGCGTCGAACTTCTCTGACGCCGATCAGGCACTCCTCGCCACGCTGGCGTCGCGCGGGTGGAACATCTACGACCCAGCTCTCGTGGTTAACAACGCGCACGAGGTTTGTCGCCTTTTCCGAACGACACGCATGGGCGGCGACCGGGTGAACCGCGAGATAGCGGCGCAGATGGGCACAACCGAGAGGGATGCATGGGCATTGACCTCGGCTGCGATGATCACTTACCCGAACTGCGCTTGACCAGAAGAAGGGTTCTAGTCGACTGGTCGTAGGTGGTTTCGCTTCGGGTCGGCCTGTTGCCGGCGGACTTCGGTCGCGATCCGGTTGGCGTGGTCGTCGATCACCTGATCGGTGACGTACATCTTGGCGGCCTGGCGCCCGATCCTCATAGCCTCGGCTACCCGGTTGAGGCCGTCCGACACGGCTTCGCGAGCTGTGTCCTCGCCGAGCTGCAGGCCGTGTTTCTCGGCGAGGATCTTCACGAGCAGCGCGGCACGTTCATCAAGCCAAGGCGACCGCCGAACCATGCGGCGAATACTAGCTGGCGATCTTTCCGCCCCGGAACGGATCAAGACGATTGATCGCCGCGTGGCGTCGCTCGTCCGGGACTTTCAGGTAGATGGCAGTGGTGGTTAGCAATTTATGCCTAAGTAACGTTTGCACATCCCGAACGTCAGCTCCGTCATCGAGCAACGTCGTACCGAACCAATGCCGCAATTTGTGGGGCGTGCCCGCAACCGCCGCGCGGCGCATAGCGTTTCCGATGATGTCCGAGACTCCTTTGGACCGGATGTGTTGTCCAGGTCTTCTGGAATTTGCTGGGAACCACCATCCGCGGGATGGCATCGTAGCTGCGGCTTCCACCAGAAGCGGGTGGAGCGGGAGTGTGGATCGGGTTCCGCCTTTGCCCTCAACGTAGATCGTCCGGGCCGCCACATCAACGTCCACCCCGCGGACCTTCGCGATCTCATGCACGCGCATCCCGGCTAGGCTGGCCAGCAGAATCATGACCCTGGTGCGGTGGTGCATCCTGCTCTTGAGGAGTCGAATCAGCCCGTCGTCGCTAACTGGCCTGGGCATGAGCTCCGGGTAGCGCGGCGCGCCGACTTTGATCATGGGATTGTCGGCGCGATGGTCCATGAGACAGAGCCATTTGAACCACGCGCGTAGGTAGCTGTGGTAGGTGGCCGCCGTGGCGTCTGACCATTCGGGATGTCGGCCGATCCAGCGAATGATGTCGTCGGGACTTGCGGTATGAGGCGAACAGCCGGATTCGGTTGTGAAAAGGGTTATGACGCGGATTCGCTCGGTAACTGTGCGGTCAGCGCGGCGTGCCGCTACTTGCCATAGTCGCCAATCAACGATGAGAGGGTGGGGTGAATTCATGCGGATTACCTCACCATTTTTCTGTTGGCCTGCGGGTCACGGGCGGATACCGGTTTGCACTGCTCCTTGTCACGCAGCGTCGCCGAGGTGGTCGGAGGAAGAAGAAGATTCCGTTGATAGGCCGTCAATGTGGGATCTTGTAATCCGCAGGTCGTAGGTTCGAGTCCTACTGGGGGCACCAGCACCCCCGCCATCGGGGTGGTGGTCATCTTCATTACGGAAGAACACCGCAACACCGACACCGAGCGCGTCCGCGATGCGCTCCAGCTCGTCGACATCCAATGCGTCACGCTCGGCGCGGGCCTTCAGCTTGCGGCTTAACGTCGATTGAGGGATGCCGGTAATCCGGGCTAGCCGCAGCTGGCTGATGTCGGCACGCCCCATCTCGGCACGCACCTCTGCTGCGACTCTTGCCCTAGCCGTCGAGCGATCCGGCATGTCTAACACTTGGCTCATTACCGAAAGATAAATCCATCCGACGGATAAATCAACCGGTGGCGGATGGACGACAGGCGAAGTCAGACAGAAAATCCAAATGCGGCTAGAAATGCTTGACAACATCCCATGGGTGGATAATGCTGCTGCCCGTGAGTATTTCTCCCTCCGAAGCGGTCGCCGAAGAGGTTAGGGCGGGACTGGCGCGCAAGCGCATCTCTCAAGCCAGAGCCGCCAAGCACCTCAATATCGGGCAAGCCTCCATGTCTCGACGGCTCGCCGGTACCTACCCCTTCACTGTTGACGAGCTCTACAAACTGGGTGAACTCCTCGGCGTTCCCGTACGTCAGCTGTTGGCCGCCGAACGCGCCGAGGCGGCATCGTGACCGCCGCCCTGGAGCTGTTCACCTACGCGGACCAGCCGGTGCGGGTCGTGATCGTTGACGGCGAACCGTGGTTCGTCCTAGCCGATCTATGCAAGGTCCTCGCCATCGCGAACCCAAGCAACGTCGCCGCGCGTCTTGATCAGGACGGCATCAATACCCTCCGGCTAGCGGAGGGTATTCGCGGCAACCCGAACGTGACAGTCGTCAACGAGCCGAACATGTACGAGGTCGTCATTCGCTCCGACAAACCGGAAGCGGTCGCGTTCCGTCGGTGGATCACGGGCGAAGTCCTGCCCGCCATCCGAAAGACGGGCGGGTACTCAACCGCCCCCGCCCTCACTGAAGACGAGATTGTGCACCAGGCGCTCGCCATCACCGCGCGCCGGGTCGAGGAACTGACCGAACGGGTAGCCGAACTCGAACCCAAAGCCGAGGTCGCCGATCGCATCCTCAACGCCGAGGGCGACCTATCCGTGCGCGACACCGCACAGGCGCTCACCCGCGCCGGGGTGAAGGTCGGGCAGAACCGCCTCTTCGCCGCACTGGAGAAGCACTACCGCTGGATCAGCCGATCACCCGGTGACGGCAGATACCGCGTCAAGCAAGCGGCCATCGAGGCCGGCTACATGTCGGTCATCCCGCAATCGCACTACCACCCGAAAACCGGTGTGCTTGTTCTCGACCCGCCGCAGCCACGGGTCACGCCGAAGGGGTTGCAGCGCATCCTGACCGACCACGGCGCTGAGAAGTTGGCCGCCGAGCGGGCGGAGGCGTCGGCGTGAGGGGCTTCATTGCGGTGCCATTGCGGCCGCGACGGCTGGTGGAGCTCCTGCTGTCAACCGCCTCAATAACAGTCGTCGCCACCACGTGGGCATCTGCTGGCTGGCCAGCAGCTCTCCCACCGGGGATTGTGATCGCGGCAATGCTCTACTACTGCCACACGCTGCAGTTGCAGGCGATGACCGCGGGCCGATGGCTAGCCGCAGTAATGCCCTCCTCGGCAGCGATTGCCAGTGGAGTTGACGTTCTCGAACTCGCGCCAGCTCCCCCTCTGCCGCGACCGGGAACCACGCGGTCCGCATACGCGTCCGCCGCCCCGACGGGGACGACCACATGACGACAATCCATGCCCGCTCAACATCTTCCGGCCGCACATCCACGGCGAACTTCACCTCGGAACGCGCCGCCAACTCCTTGATGGCTGGCTGCGTTGGCCAGGCGGGTCCGGTCGTGCAATGCGCACCCGATAACCCGATACCGATGGCCCGTTCGTTGCCCCAACTCGACCGCTCCGGGGCCAATCTGAAGATCGCCCGCGCGACCTACCGCGCGCTTGCCTGCGAATGTGACCGCCTCGCAGCCGAACTCGATGCCGCCCGCGAGGAAAACATGCGGTTGCGCGCCGAGCTGGACGAGCAGGCCGCCGAGCTGCAGGAGTCGCGGCGTGCGCCGCGCGGATGGGGGCGGGGGGCGGGAGCATGACCGCCGCTCGCGTGGGTGTGCGGATACCCCGCTGCACCGGATCGGGGCGCACTGGGACGCCGCCCACGTTGCTCGCTGAGCGCCTTCGGAAGCTGCGCGAGGACGCCTACCCGAGACAGCGAGATTTCAGTGCTGTCATCGGCATCGCCTCTAGCCGGATTTCCGACTGGGAGTTAGGCATTCACGAGCCCAGCCTGGGGAGCCTCCGCAAGTACGCCGCCGCGTTCGGGATGACCGTGGCCCAGCTACTGGATGGTGTGATGTGACCGCCTTCGGTTGGCTTGTCCGCGAAGCGTGCGCGGCGTTCGCGCAGCTCGCATCCGTGCGGGCGTTCGACCGCTTCGCCGACGGGGACGACGGCCAGATGCTCGCCCACGCCGAAGCTGAGCAGGGAGTCTGGGAACCGCTAACCACAATCGATATCGACGGCGAGCCGTACCAGGTCCGCGTCCGGTGCGTCGATACACACACTTCCCCTGCCGCGAGTGCGGTGTCTGTTGTTGGTCCGCTGAGTGGAGCCACGGAACATCCTGATGTAGCGGCGGCAGGGGAAGGCCTACCCCAGTGGCTGACCGACCTCAAGGCAGCCACGGACCGCTGGGTGGCCGAGGGCTGCCCACCGTTGCAGGACGCACGCCTGCAAATCGCGCAGGCGCTCGACGCCGCCGACCCGGACCGTATCTGCGGGTTCTGTTTTGAGCCGCGCAGCAAGTGCAAGTTGCCCGACTCGTGGCACTCGCGGACCGCAGGCCGTGAGCACTTCGCGGACAACGATCCGATGGACGAGGCCCAGGCCGAGTGGGACCGGGAGACCGGGGAGGGATTGGCAGACGCGGCCGAGCGCGTCGACCGGATCGCCGTCATGGCCGCGGTGATCGAGAAGCACCGAGTCATGCGGATCACACGCCCGGGCGACGAAATCATCTGCGGCACCCCACATGCATGCGGCCTTCCGTTCGTCGGCCTCGACGCCTGGGCCGTTCACGTCGCCGATCTCGTCGACGCGGCGCTAGACCCGGTGGGGCGCGCACACCGCCATATGGGGACCGGCCTGGTGGCCGCTTCCAGCACGGAAACCACGCGCACCCCGACAGCCCCCGCCGTCGCTGACCGCGCCCGCGGCGGTGGGGAGCCTGACTTCAACATCACACGCAAATAAAAACCGGCGCCGGACTGCGCGAACAGCCCGACGCCACGACCCGGAGAACACAGGAGGAATCCGTGTCAACAACAGGATATCGGCTACTCGACAGACTGCTCACCCGCGTCAACGGCCAGCGACCACCCGAGCCGCCGCCACCCCCCGAGCCCACCACCATCGCCGACCTCTACGCCCTCGCCGACGAGATGGTCTCCGGGCCGCCGATCGACGCCCTCACCGACTACGACGGGTGGGCGCACCGCTACGAAACCCTTGAGCGCGCCGTGAACACGCCGTGGCTCATCGCATGGCCCGCAGCCCCGTGGCCCGCCGATGAGGCCGCTGTGGCGTTGGCCGAGTGGAAGAACGACCTCGCGCAGGCGGTGGCGTGATGCGCCGCCTCGTCCTCGCCGCCGCCGCGCTCGCTCTCGCCGCGTCCTGCGCCCCGCCGGCCCACGCAGAGCCGAACATCAGCCCATCCGCCGTGTGCGCCAGGATCGGCATCATCCCGACCGTCGGCGGCATCGTCGGAGTCGTCATCGACCTCGCCGACCAAGCAGGCATCAGCACCGAGGAATCCGGGCGGGTCGTCGCGCACGTGGTGCTCGGCGTCTGCCCCCAATACGCCGCGCTGCTCCAGCAGGTCGTTGACCGCTGGGCGACCAAGGGGATGGCGATATGAGCACCCTCGTCGAGCAAGTCGTAGCGGCGCTCACCGCGGCGCGTGATCTCATCCTCGCCGGGCACACCCGTTGTAACGCGCGGGTCTACTGGTTCGACATCGCCAGCGGGGACGACGGTGTGAACTACTGCGCCGTCGGAGCACTCGCCGCGAGCAGCCCTACCACTCGCGTGTTCGACGCCGGGATAGCCGCTCTCCGAGCTGTTTTGCCGCCACGGTATCGCCGCTCGAACGTATGGCCGTGCGCCGAAGTGTCCGAGTACAACGACGCGCACACCACCGCTGAGGTCTCCCGGCTCTACCAGAACGCCATCGCCGCAGTCCATTTGGCAATGAGGTCGGTGGCATGAGCAACCGACTGAAGCGACTCGTCTACCACGGCCCCAGTGAAACCGAGGCCGCCCTGGCCGCCGCGATGGCCCACCACCCCGCCACCATCGGGCGCACCCTCGACCGCGATCAGCGCGGGGTAGCGCCGGTAGTTGACCTGTTCACCAGGCGGGTGATCGGGTGAGCGCCCTCATGCACTACGCCGATCGGCCCGTCACCCTCGCCGTGACACTTCCGGCACTACCGGCGGGGGTGGGCGCATGAACACCGCACTCGACCTGAACCCAGACAGCGACCTCGACCGCGTAGCCGAAATCGCCTACGGCATCGCCGAACGCATCCGCGACGAAGACCCCCGCCGCCTCTACAACGAGCTCGTCAACCTCTGCCACCGGCACCCCGCGAAAGCCGCCCAGATTGTCATGGCGTTCGCCGCGTGGTTCGACCCCGACGAGCACACCGAAGTGCTGTGGGCGCGGGTGCGGGGCATTGCGGCTGCGCGCACTGCGGCGATGAGGGTGGCGAGCTGACCAATGGAAAGGCAAGCAGCATGAGCCAATTCGTCCCACCTATCCGGCGCATCAAGACCGCCAAGGGTCACTATTACAAGGATGGTGCTGGGCACCGAATCCCCGGGGTGACAACCATTCTCGGCAACGGTGTCCCAAAGCCCGCACTCATCAACTGGGCCGCGAACTCCACCGCCGAAGCCGCGGTCGACCGCTGGGACGAACTCACCGAACTGGCCCCATCCGCGCGACTCAAGAAACTCCAAGGCGCCCGATACGAAGCCACCGACAAAGCCAAGAAACGCGGCACCGAAGTTCACGGCTACGGGGAACGCCTCGTCAAAGGCGAAGCCGTCAAAGGCATCCCGGACGAACTGCGCGGCCACGTCGAGGCATACGTGCGGTTCCTCGACCAGTTCGACGTAGACCCCATCCTCGTCGAGGCCACCGTTGTCAGCTACAAGTACGGATACGCCGGCACCCTCGACCTCATCGCCGATCTGAACACTGGGCCTGATGGGGCCGCCGAGCGGTGGTTATGTGATCTGAAGACCAACGAAAAAGGCATCTTTGCCGAGACGGCGCTACAGCTCGCCGCCTACCGCTTCGCTGAGAAATACCTCGCCGACGACGGAACCGAGCAGGACATGCTGAGTGTGCAACGCACCGGCGCCATTCTCATCAGCTCCGAATCAGCGCAACTGATTCCGACAACCAGTGGTGTCGATCAACTCAAATCCTTTTGGTACGCAGGCCAAGTCGGGGCCTTTGTTGATTCAGGGCGCGACCTCATCGGCGAGGCCATCCAACCCCACAACCCCGACGCGCCCGTGGCGCGCGTCGTATTCGAGGAGACGAAAGCATGACCGTGGCACACGTCCGCAACGACAGCATCGAGCGGGCAGCCGACCCGTTCCGGCCGGAGCTCGCGCGGGTCTCACCGCAACAGCTCAGCGGCTCGGATCAGTTCGACCGCATGGCGCGCTGGCTGGACCTGTTCATGCGCACCGCCGAAGTCTCAAAAGTGCTGGCGCGCACCGCGTTCGTGCCCGACCCGATGCGAGACAAACCTGAGGACATCGCGGCCTGCATGATGCGCGCGCTCGAACTGGGTATCGACCCGCTCGACGGGCTCGCCTCGATGTACGTGGTGAAGGGCAAGGTCGGTTTCTCGGCCGAGTTCATGCGCCGCCGCGTCCTCGAAGCCGGTCACGAAATCGTCTTCGAGGAACAGACCGACGAGCGCTGCAAGGTCCGCGGCCGCCGCGCCGGGTCGTCGGAATGGACCACCGTGGTGTTCACCAAGGCGCAGGCCGAGAAGGCTGGCGTGCAGAACCTGCAGAAGTTCGCCGCTGACATGCTCGTGGCCCGCGCGTCAAGCCGCCTGTGCCGCCGCGTTTTCCCTGACGTGCTCTCCGGCGCGCAGATCATCGAGGACATCGTTGACGGCATCGTGATCGAGGCTGAGCCCGCCGATGGCGGGGGCCAGCCAGCCGCGGGCTCACGCCAAGTGCTGCAACGCAAGCCGCGCGCCGCACGGAAGACCACTGTCGAGCGGGTAGCGCCGCAGCAGGTCCCGGCGGCGGACCTTGACGAGTTCCCCGCGATCGCCGACCAGTCCGAGCCCGCGCCCGCCGACGAGGCCCAGGCCGGCCCGCCCGCCGACGTGGAGTACATCTCCGACGCGCAGATGAAGAAACTGCACGTGCTGTTCAACGCCGAAGGCCTCGACGACCGCGAATCCCGGCTGGCCTGGTGCGCGCAAGCGATCAGCCGTGACATCACCAGCTCGAAGGACCTCACGAAGGCCGAGGCCTCTTCGATCATCGACATCCTCGAAAACGCCCAGCAGCAAGGAAACTAACCGCCATGACCCTCGTCACCGAGAAGCCCGAAGGCCTCCCCACCGAACCGAACGACCTCGACAACATCGACGTGCCAGACGCGCCGCCTGAGCCCGCCAACCTCCTGCTCGGCAACCAGGTGCTGCTCTGTATGGACGCGCCACCCGAACCGGGTCAGTACGTGAAGCTCGAGGTCACGCTGCGGACAAGGAAGGACGGGCGCGAGCTGCTCGCCGACGGCACCTACGTCCACTTCCGCGCGATGAGCTTCATTTCGGCCAAGGTCACCGCCGACCCGTTCAAGCCGGTCGATGACACCCCGCCACCACCTGACCCGGAGCAGCCTCAACCTGGCCTGTTCGACCACGGCGGTGACCCCAGCCCGGAAGCGTCCGGCGCTGACGGCGACGAGGACCAGGACGGCGAAGAACCCCCACCATCGGGGAAGTCCTCAACGACATCGACGAATTCCGCCCCGCATTCAGCGACGCGAGCAAATAGCCATGCCTAAACAAATCACCACCCTCACCCCAGCGCAACACGACCGCATGGCCTCATTCGCCCGCGAGTGGATCGAATACGGCTGGCGCACAGCACCACTCACCGAAGAGGAGTGGGCCGTCTGGGAAGCCGGCGCACGCAAGTGCTACGAGCACGCCGGCATCCCCTTCCCCTGGCCGGGTGTCGTTGTTCGTGTTTCTTCGCCGCTCGTCGGGGCGTACGCCGCCCCGATCGCGGGTCACATCCTTGATGAGATCCGGCGAGGCAACGGGGACTCGGTCGGGGCCTCGGTCTGGGACTCGGTCGGGGACTCGGTCAGGGCCTCGGTCGGGGCCTCGGTCTGGGACTCGGTCAGGGCCTCGGTCAGGGACTCGGTCAGGGCCTCGGTCAGGGACTCGGTCAGGGACTCGGTCAGGGACTCGGTCAGGGCCTCGGTCAGGGACTCGGTCAGGGACTCGGTCTGGGACTCGGTCAGGGACTCGGTCGGGGACTCGGTCTGGGACTCGGTCGGGGACTCGGTCGGGGACTCGGTCTGGGACTCGGTCTGGGACTCGGTCGGGGACTCGGTCTGGGACTCGGTCAGGGACTCGGTCTGGGACTCGGTCAGGGACTCGGTCTGGGACTCGGTCAGGGCCTCGGTCGGGGACTCGGTCAGGGCCTCGGTCTGGGACTCGGTCAGGGCCTCGGTCAGGGACTCGGTCAGGGCCTCGGTCAGGGACTCGGTCAGGGCCTCGGTCAGGGACTCGGTCAGGGACTCGGTCAGGGACTCGGTCAGGGACTCGGTCTGGGACTCGGTCAGGGCCTCGGTCAGGGACTCGGTCGGGGACTCGGTCAGGGCCTCGGTCGGGGCCTCGGTC